GTTCACGACGCTTCGACTTCGAACCCGGCCGCGATGTTCGGTTATGTGTCCGAAGGCAACTTGAAGTTGGTCAACGGCATTAGCCCGAACAAGGCGGTTGGTACGTTGGGCGCCTTCGATACTTCGGCGGGCAACTTCGTTGCTAGCGGTTCGGTTACGGCTTACTTCACGTCGGTTGCGGCGTGCCGTGCGATTCGCAACAACGCCGATGTTGGCTTAAGCGTGATCACCGCTGCGCGTAACTCAGGCATGGTGTTTGACGTGCCGCTTATGGGTCTTGGTTCCGGTCGCCTGACTGTGGAAAAGGATGCACCGATCAAGCTTCCGATTGAGCCGGCCGGCGCTGCGAACGCAAACGGTTACACGATGCTTCACGTAAACTTCCCGTACCTGCCGAACGCGGCCATGCCCGCCGATTGATGAAGCGGGGCAACAAACGCGGTACACTGGAAAGGCCGGGCAATCCCGGCCTTTTCCTTAACTACACGGCGAACAATCATGGCACTTTCCGACACCTTTAAGACCGACTTAGAGCTTGAAGCGAAGGGCGTAGCGGTTGACGTTGGCGCAACCAACGCAGACGGCACACAACCCCAAATCATCCTTGCCCGCGTTTCGAAGGCAAACAAGGAATATCAAAAGGCGATGACGAAGGCCGTTGCGCCTTTTCAGCGCGAACTTCAAATGAAGATGGACGTAAGCGAAAAGCTTGAAGCTGCGTTCATCAAGGTTTTTGCCGCAACGATCATCAAGGGTTGGAATTTCATTCCCCTTTCCGACGTGACCGGCAACGACGGCAAGAATGGTCGCGAGCTTGACGAAGGCTACGCGCCTTTCAGTCAGGCGAACGCGCTTGCACTCATCACCCGCCTTCCTGACCTGTATACCTATTTACAGGAACAGGCAGATTCCGCCGCGCTGTTCCGCGAATCGGTGCGCGAGGAATCCGCAAAAAACTAAACGAAGTTTTGGCGTATTTGCTTGAAATGGGGCCGCACGAATTAACCATTGCAAAGCAAGCGATGCGCGCCGGTAAAGGATTGCCGGAACGCATCGCAAATGCGCCAGAACTTGAAGCCGGCCTTGACCTGTATTTGAATGCCTTTTTTGACTTGGATTCGGAACGCGCGCACGGACACGCATTAGGCCCGATTCCTTGGACGAAAATTAGAGAGTACGCAAAAGCGTTTGACTTTGACGACGATTTACAAGATCACTTGTTTTTCTACGTCAAAGCGATGGACAACGAACATTTGAAGCGGATTGCTAGGCAGACCAAAAATGGGCAATCTAAATGACCTTGCGAAGCGTTTAGAAGCTAAGGCCGCAAATGTTGGCGAAGTAAACAGCGAACGCGCGGTTGCGGTTGCGCTGGCAATGGTCGGGGAGTTGGCATATCACACGCCGGTTGACACGTCGCAAGCGTTGTCAAATTGGGACGTAACGCTAGACTCCCCGGCCACCGGGAAACACGGCCCACATTTCAGGGGCGCAGGCGGTTCAACGCTCAGGCAAAGCGCAGCGGAAACGCTAGCCATCGCCAAGCGGATACTAGCCGGCAAGAAACCCGGGCAACGAATCTATATCACGAATAATCAACCGTACATTCGCAAGTTGAATGACGGCACGCATTCGAAGCAACCCGGCGGCTTTCTTGAACGCGCCCTGTTAGTCGGTCGCCGGGTTCGTCAGAACTTCAAACCTAGGAAGCGCACCTAATGGCATCCCAAGACGATACCATTTCCGTTGAAGTAACTGACGGCGTAGACGTTGGCGTAAAGCGCAGTTTGCTTGCGATTGCCGACGCAGCGCGCAAAGGTCAAACCAACGTTGACAAGCTTCAAGCGTCCATTGCCCGCCTGCAACCCCGGGCGGTCTTGGAGCTTGCCCGGGCCAACAGCCTTGCTCAGCGCGAAATGGCGCAGGCCGCCCGCAGCGCGCAACAGTTGGCGACCGAGCAACAGCGCACGGCGGCTGCGGCTGCCAACGCGGCCGGCGCGGAACAGCGCCTAGCCGCCGCCACGGCCCGCACAGCGACCGCGCAGAACGCCGCCGCCGCGTCGGCCATCCGGCTTGAAGGCGCCCAACAGCGGGCCGCAGCGGCGCAGGATCGGGCCGCCATTGCCAGTCAACGCGCCGCCGACGCTGCCGCCGCCCAAGCCCGACAGGTTGCCGCCGCACAAGTTGAAGTTGACCGCATCGCAGGTATTCACGAACGCTTTGACACAGTTTTAGCCCGTTCGCCCCGGCATCAACAGACGTTCAATCGTGGCATTGCCGCAACCGGCAGGGCCGCAGGTTTAGCGCGCCATGAATTAGCTAACCTGTCATACCAAGTTAATGACGTTGTTGTGTCGTTAGCGAGCGGGCAAAACCCGATGATGGTATTCATGCAACAGGGCGCACAGATCGGCCAGATTTTCGGCGGGTCCGGCGCAGGCGTCGGCGCAATCTTGCGCCAGCTTGGCGGAATCTTTATGCGTTTCGTTCCGATCCTTGCCGCTGTGGGCATCGCGGTTGGGGCTGTGTTGGCGCCGTTCCAACTGTTAGCGCGTGAAATCAACAAGGGGCTTGGCAAAGACGAATTAGTTAAGTCGCTTAAGCTGACGGAAGACCAACTTAAGCGGTTGAAAAAGTCGGGCGAGGAAACCGCCGTTACTTTTGGCGATACGTTTAAGGCGACGTTTCAAGTTATCGGCCGGTATGTTGCCGCGTATTTTGCGCCGCAAATTTCTTACATCAAAGAGATTGTCAAAAAGACGCTAGACTTTGCTTACAAGCTGTTTGAAGCTTGGTTGAAGAATTCGCTTGGCATTCTCTTTGCGTTCCGCAATATCGTTAAGCTGATTTTTGAAGTCGGAATTGTTGATTACTTCCGCACCGGCTTTAAGAACGCGGCTAACGTCACCATTGGTATTGTTGAAAAGCTAATCAACACGGTTGGCGGCGCCATTGCCAACAGTCCGCTTGGGAAGTTGCTTGGCGCTGACGAAATCGGCGCTATCAAGCTGCCGCGAATTGAAATGTCTGATTCTGAGCAAGACATTACTAAAAAGTTTTTCGGCGCAATTCAAGACGGCATGAAGCAAGGGCAAACCGTCGTTGACAAGTTCAAGAAAGACGTTACTGACCAAGCTTTAAAGAACGCGCGCGAGCGGTTGAAGGCTGCCGCAGGCGACCCCGGCAAGGGCAACAAGTCGGGTTTTGACCGTGCCAAGGAACTTGCCGAAATCAACGCGCAGCTTGACGCGCAAGCAAAGCATATGTTCAAGCTTGCTGACGCGCGCGACGCCTACAACCGCGCCGAAGAAATCGCCCTTCGCTTTGCCAAGGAAGGTCAACCGTTGACCGAAAAGGAAATTGAAGCGTTACGCAGCAAGATTCAAGCCTTAAACGACGCGAAGCAAGTTCAACAGGAATTCGACCGCATTTATCAAAATGCCGTCAACCCGTTAAAGCAATACAACGCATCGCTTGAAGCGGCCGACAAGCTGTTAAAGATGGGCGCTATTTCGCAAGCGCAGTTTGACGCGGAAGTGAAGCGCGCAACGCAAAGCTATGAAGACGGCAAGACCGCCTTTGGCGCATTCAACCGCGAGCTTGACGAACAAGTTAAGTTGTTGAACATGCTTCCGCGTCAACGGGAAATTGAACAACAGGTTATTCAACAGGTTAACGCCGCGATTGCAGCGGGTAAGCCGATCAACGAAGCGGAAATTGAACAACTGCGACAGAAGTTGCAGCTTGTGCAACAGTTGAACGCGGCTGCGGCCCTTCAAGAAACCATGCTTGGAAACAGCATGGCACAACGCAGCATCAACACGCAGACCGCCACAGACACCGCAATTGGCCTGACAAAGAACCCCGCCGCCAATTTCGGCAATGATGACGCGGTGAACGCGCTTGCGCAGGAAAACCCCGCGTTGCAATACACGCAGGAATTCACGCAATCTAATATTGCCGCGTATCAAGATATGTACGCGCAGATTGAAGAATTGCGCCAAGCGGACGTTATCAGCGACCGTTCCGCGATGATGGCAAAGTTTGCATTGTTCAACGAACAATCGCAAATGTATTTGCAGACCGCTAGCAACATTTTTGGCAACCTTGCGCAGCTTCGAAACAGCGACAACAAGAAAGCTGCGGCCATCGGCAAAAAGGCCGCTATCGCGCAAGCGTTAATCAACACGTATACCGGCGCAACTGCGGCTTTCCAGTCGGCGGCGACAATCCCCTATGTGGGCTGGTTGCTCGCCCCTATCGCTGCCGGCGCGGCCATTGCCGCAGGT